AAATAATTTTCAACACATTCATCACTTGATCTGTTGGACTTTCGAATGTATCTTCCCTCCATCACCTACCTCTCAACATCATTGTCATCGCAGATGTCAATGCATCTGCTCTTACTCACCCAAGACTTGTATGTGCCAAAGGCGTTGGCAGCCTGCACATTGGTACCAACCGCATGCGCCAAAGCAAAACCAAAGCAGCCGCCTTCAGCACTGTGCACGACACACTTCTTTTCATCTTGGGCATGTAGTTTCAACCCCTGTTCTAGTTCATCAAAAGGAGTATTGGCCAATCTAGTAGCCCTGACAACGATCTGCTCGACAAAGGCAGGATCTGCACCAAATAAATCATGGAATGCCTTACAATATTCTGGCAAACCTAATATGGAAGTGGTAACGTGCATCTGTTCGCACTCCACTCCATAAGCAATATGCTGCGTTCTGTTCCTTGGCGCATATGCCATTTTTACGATCCCTCTGACTCGGGCAGCAATTGAGACATCTTCATTTAATGCCGTATTTGATGTGAATGAGGGTCTCTTTGACGCCTCATACCTCGAAATTAACTCACCAGTGGTGAGAAATTTCAGATGAACATCCTCAGAACCAACGATTGGTTTCTTCCGTTCAATCAAAACAACATCAGATGTAAAATCGTCTCCAACTTGCAGAACGCTTGTGCCATACGGGATATCAAATTTAGACACTAAAGTACTCATTGCCATTATTTGATTCATGATAAGAGTCCAGATATCTCCAGACCCTAATCCCGTTCCCATGGTTATACGCATGCGTCCTTGCATGTCTCCAATCACTCTTTGCTGGCGTATTTCCTTCGCCAGATCATCTAGTCCCATTCTTTGGGCACACATAGCCATCAGATGAAGCCCTACGGCAACATGCACTGATGTGTGTGAAGAATCTTGTTTAGTTATATCTATCTCGAAAGTGTTCTTCATGGACCCTAACTTTCGAGCGATTTCAGCTTTCGTAAAGCCGACTGGTGTCAATATCCCTGGATAAAGGGACCTATTCCACGCCATCGTCAGCGTATCACAAACGTCACTGAATAAAAGTAACTGCGTTGGGTTCATCGCAGTCACCGAGAGACACTTCATATCACCACCAATCGTGATGACTTTTTTTGATGGCTCGTTCTTACCAAAAGCAAAACTCGTGCTATCCACCTTGCTTCCTTGCGATGCTTGCAACATCTTCATAATCTGATCGCGCGACTGATTGTGGATTGCCCCACGACACTCAGTTGCGATCTTTGCAAACATATTAGGATCGAGCACCGTCTCGAAAAGTCTATCAACGATCGTTGAAGCAACCTTAAAATGCATAGGAGTAATGTTGGTTGGTTCCGTCCTCCTCTCAATCATATTCATCTCCCCAACACCAGTTTTATTTGCTGGATTGAACAACATCGTTTCGATGTTATCAGCTGCATGCTGAGGAATATAAGTGTTAACCAAGTGACATTTGTCAGTTGGTAGTTCCACATGTTTTATGCTCTCAAGTGGTAGAGCCTCGGTGTTATCGACAGTAACGAAACTACCGGCAGAGAATTGATTATCGCAGGCAATATATCTATTGCCTTCCACACTTACGTTTTCGTTCTCAAATCTCTCGAAAACGACTGATGGGATCGTAATCGGATCCACTAAGTCGAAACAAGAGCCTGCGAACAACACATCTGTTGGCAACTTGTACTTAGGTCCATTCACCTGACTTTCATCTATGAATGGTAGTTCCTTCGCACTTCTCTTGTCATATACGACAAAGCAAGTTGCGACTCGGGCTCTAGTAATCGAGACCCCAAAGTGTGCGGTATTGTCCCGCAAAAATCCCATATCTGGGCACGTCCCATTGGATGTCGTAGTGTGGATATATGTAGTCTCACATCTTGATCCCTGAGACTCGTGGGATGTAATAGCACCCTTTAAACCCTTTGCTATCATGATTCCTTTTGCGTTCTGGGTGCCGTTAATGCACCTATCGTTCTTTCCTGGAATCACAAACTCATCCGTTTGCAAAGAGTAAAATAGTCCATTTCTTATCCTAGTACCACTATAATACATTTTTGGAACAATTTCAGAATGATTAATCCTGAGATACGTCACTAATGCGTCATATGGTGCGAAAGAACATGGAGCAATAGCAGTAAAGAAGGGTTTCTCAATACTGGGGTTGAAAGTACTGGTACCTTCAGAAAACACATCGCGAATTTGATGACCATCGCTTATTGTTATAATGCCTAAACAATTCTTCCTCAACATCTCTAAATGAGGAGTGCTATATGTATAGGCTTCATCGATTATGGCAAATCGACTACAAGTTCGCGTTAACGCTGTATGTTGAGTATGAACAGACGCTCTCTGGAAAGGTTTCAATTCCCCGAGATTGTCTATCCATTCTCTCTTCAGCGCATTAGAAGGGACCACCACCATATCCTGCTCGGTGATCCAGGAGCGTATTCCTGCAGATTTTCCTCCCATAGCTAAACCTTCGATATGCATAATGAATGGAGCAGAAGGCAGATTCAATCGATCTGAACAAGCGCGTATCGCACTTGCAACTGCCGGTATAGTAGTGGCAGTCGAAGTTGTTTCAATCCAATCTACGACTTGCTCATGTGTAGCAAAAGCCCCACAAGACAATCCAACTCTCGATTGAGCAACAGCCCTCTTTGCAATATTCTTTAAGAAATTGCCTCCTATTGCATCAGGAGAATAACTACAACTAGCACCCACTGGGAGTGCAGGAAGTAGCAATGGTTGATCCGTCTCAACCATGAACGCCTCGAATTCTTGTTTCATCTCTTCGTGGATGGGACTGAAATCTATCACCCCATCCTTCTGAGACAACCTACTCAAGAATTTCTTTGGTGTTCTCTCACCCAACATTTCCATATCTAACTCTATAATGAGTTTTTCGTTGAAGGCCGCATTTAAACTAGTCTCTCCTAGTGCGTTACCTTTATCGTCAACATAGTTGACGGTTGGCATTGGTAGTGGTATCATCTGCGGCATTTCTCCACTTAACGACAGCCTAGCCTCTGTCATCAATACCACTTCCTTTTCATCTGTTGACACTTCTGCCAACACTTCCTTAGCATCATCCATTAATTTGTCTATTTTCTTCGACGTGGATTCATCTAAGCTTTTCCTTGCTTGATCCGCAGCGCCAATTATGGCGTGCATCACTGAAAACCTCTCAACCCTAGTGTTGAATTTCCCTAGGTATAGCTTTAATTCAGTGATGAAACTATTGTATGGTATATCACCCATACTAGTTTGCAAATCATTTCCCCTTAGCCTTTCCATTTCTAACAATACACTAGGATCAGGATTGAAATTGTTAGTGAACGCCTCAACAATTTTTACGCTAGCAACTTGAAATGGTAATTTTTGAGCATATAATATTTCAGCCCAAATCTTGCCAGCAGGTCTATGCCTAGTCTCAAGCCACATAACAGTCCTCTTCAACCTAGCTGAATCAATGCCTAATATGCGGCACGCGTGTATCGCTGAATCAAGGGCAAAACCAGTTAACTCACTTCCGGCATCCTCCAATGATAGTATAATCTTCATCAGAACCGAAACACAGTCAAATGTTCCCCTCCAAGCGCTAGAAGCGGCATCCGAACACCAAGAAAGAATATCTTTTGCTCCCTTAACAGACAAACGTAAATTCCCGTAAGTCATATTAAGAACATTGAGGCTGGTTGCAAAAGCGAAATTTCTACCAAACACTTCCGAGTACGTCTTATCAGAAATCTCCTCAAGAGTGAGAAATCTACCATCGCACTCGCATTTAGC